CTAACTCCGTAGCAGCTTGCTGCTGTTTCTCTTCGGCGGCTTGTGCGCTTTTTTGAAATTGTTGTTGTAGTGCGTAGCCAGACATCGGATCGGCGTCAATGCGTGCGCGTAGAGACGTGTCACGCTGGGCGGCATCTGATGCGTTGATGGTTTGGCCGATAAAGCGATTCGCGGCGCGTTGCTTGCCTTCTTCAAAGTTTTTTTCGGGGCAACGCCGATTTTTTCTTCTGCGATGGGGAATACGCGACCGCTCCCTAATGCTGGAACGCCTTTAGTACGTGCTTCGCGCTCATACGGTGGGTAGCTTGCAGTGATACGCGTGCAGTCTTCGACCAAATAGTGTTCGGCATCTTCAATGCTCATTTGCATATCTGCCCGATCCGGAACGTTTTCCAGCAGAAAGCGCCACGCCACGGTTGATATGCTTTTTAGCGGCGTAAACGTCATACACACCAGCCAAAAGGTGCGATTAGTGCGGGTGATGCCCTCGAAGTACACATCTTCGGGCGTTTGCTCGTCAAACCACATCCAATCGACTGGATCGGCCTGCCATTTTTCACCTCCCTGTTCGAAAGATTTGAGCGAGACGGAACTACGCACGCCAGAACAATGGCGTACCTATACGGTATCGACCAGCTCAGGCACACCACGCGCCCAGGTCATGGCATCCAATGCACGCGCCAGGAATCGCGCCGGTGCCTCATTCGGTTTTCGGATCACGGCCAAGCAAGAGACGTTGCACACTGCCGACGCGTTAACTCTCCCGTTTCAGAACCGGCCAAACCGTGATGAGCACTAGTAAAACGTTTGCCATCCCAGAAATCAGGATACCGGCCGGTGAGGTGTATTTGCTGCCTCATGACAAGCACACAGCCGTTTTTCCGGATTGATTAGCCAGGATGAGCAGCCTCTCGCGCATGGTCGCGCCCATCGCGTGAAACGCGTGTTGTTTGGCGTAGGGAGGATAGTTGGCTACGCGGTTAGTACAGCGGCGGCGCATTTTTTCTGCCAGCAATAATGCCAAGGCATGATTGGGTGGCAAGGACTGCAATAGCAGCATCCAACTCGGCAACATCAGCACTGTTTAGCGCGAATTTACTGGCGATATGGGTTTGCTTGGGAATAAGGCGCGCGGCGAGTGTGTAGAAATTCGTGCGATTTGCACAGGCCCACTTCGCTAACGTCGGAACGCCGCCGAGGTAGTCGAAGGCTTCAAGAAACGCGTTTTTAATCGTCGCAGTGTTGCGATTTTTACTGCCAGGAAGCCTACAACCCAGGTTCCAAGAGGCGCTTTTTAACCACACCATGACCGTACAACAACATGAAAGGTGCGTTTACTAACAACGCCGTTCGTTAATTCCATTTTCGCCATGATTGTAGTGTTGCCCCGGCGTTTCCCGGTAAGCACAAAACCGAACGTAAGCGGTCGGTTACCTTGTGGTTTTTTTAACTCCACAGCAACGTGCGTTGTATCCGTCCCTGTTAACTCGAGGGAAAACAAACATGCGTCTATCGTGCGCGGTACGCGCAGCCTTATGTAGTAATCGATTTGTACGTTTTCAGCAAGAATCAAGGGGTACGGCTCGTGTGCTTCGGCGTATGGGTCAATCTCTACTTCATGTTTAAAGCTCACGGGTGCACCTCGGCACTGCCACGGCGCGGCTGTCGCTGTTGCGTAACAAAAGTAATTGCGCGATTGCGGCATCTTGTTCCGCATTCATCGCCGCTTTCTCATTTAAAGTGCGTTCCATGCTGGCTACTTGCTCCTGAATATGCGTCGCGCGTTGCGTTAATTTGGCGTGATTAACCCACGATAGCACCGCATGAGCAGCTAGCGCTACTAACGCCGTGATCATCACGTATTCAACAAGCAGTCGCATGTTAGGAAGATAAGCCGCGATACGGCGTAACGCTTTTCTGATCATGATCACTTTCCGCCGATGCCCAGCTTCAGCACGATAAAGTTCCGAATCAACGCTAGCGTGTACGGCGTGTCTATTAAGCCGGACGCGATCACCGCAGCCACGGTGAATGACTGGCTCAGCTCCAGACCTTCACAGATACACATCACGAATAAGCCCACAAACCCTATCGGGCAAACGCTGCTTTGCAACGTCGCTATACCCCAGAGACAACTCAATGCCTATAAACCGGTGCTTTGCGCGTAACGCGGCAACGCCGGGTTGTACCACTGCCTGCCAGAGGTGGCACACCAAAGCCATTTTTCAGAGGTTTTCAGCGACAACGTTTTTGACAAAGACGCAAAAAATGGCGAGGCGATACGGTCGCTTGGGTGTTGTTGTCCTTCCGCAACACACTCCGCAACACGTCTTTTGGTTCATTCCAATCGTGTCATTGATGTGTCTATCGGCCGGTTGTATGCCCGTCTCTACGGACCATTTTCAGGGGTCCTCAAACACTTTCGGAAGCCCGCCACATTGGTTTTAAGCTTAACGAGTGAATTACGTAGTGCATAAGTCCCCAGTGACAGGGGGTACGTGGTTCTTACGTAAGGCATACCCGCTTACTACGGAATGCATCGTTTGTCTTCTTTCTTTGAGTTCCAATGTGCGGGCGTTACGACGGTTGTAAACTGCGTGCGGCCGAATTTGTGGATGCTGGTGTCGCCGCCGCCACTGGCTATGTACAGTAAAAATTATGTTGCTGGTTAGTCTTAGCTGTACACTTTACGATCGCAATCTCATGTGCTGCGTTGTTGTTTTGGGCCGTTAGCTCAGTCGGTAGAGCATCGGACTTTTAATCCGCTGGTCGCTGGTTCGATTCCAGCACGGCCCACCAGCTTATTCGCTTGTTTTAACTCCTCTGTATTTCCCAGCCTTGCGTAAGATGTGTTAGCTGCACTGACGCCAACGCCTACTAGTCGTTCTAGCATTGATTTCCACATTGTTCGTTCTGTTTGTGATGTCGCTCGTTCTGCGTGGATTTTTGCTATCCATGCTGGGCCGTCTAGCTTTGCTATTGCGCATAACTGTGCAATTCGTTCATCTGATAGTGGTCCACGTTCATTACGTGCTTGCCATAGCATCTGTCTTGTGATTCCTATCTTTTCTCCTAGTGCTTTGTCTGATGGTACGCAGCACTTTTCTCGTGCTTTGTCTATTAATTCATTAATAGCATTCATGTGAAGTTTTTTGTTGACTATGTGTAGTGATTACTATACTGTCTTTTTTGTGAAGTTTTTACTACACATCCCTTCAATCTTACCTTGCCGAGGTTGGAGGGGGTCTGGCAAGGCACTGTAGGAGTGTTGAGATGATAAAGGTAGAAACGCGTAAACCAGCTGAAGGGATGTCTTTTAAGTCTTTGGGTGATCAAGGCGAATTATCTGCGGCTTCTGAGGTTGCTGTGATTGATCAAGGTCATTCTTGTATATCTTCTCAGAGGGTCGGTGTTTTGCTTGTGGGTATTGAAGCGGCAAGATCGGAATTGCTTTCGGCTTTTAAACGTTATCAAAAATTAGGACTTGCGGGTTTTGGTATATCAACGTTTGAAGAGAGACGTGAAATTTCTGATTGTATTCAAGATGCTTATAATAGATTGGCGCTTTTTGTTAAGCGTGCGGAACGTATAAGCCATGCGCAGGTGTGACATGTCTAAACTATCTGTTTTGGATGTTTATCCTTCTTTTACTTCTCAGTATCTTATTTGTTTAACTTCATTTATTTCTGATCTTCAGCATTATATTGATTCTATTGATTGGTCTTTATCGAAGATTTTTACTGATGCTTCTGATGCTTCGGATGAAATTACATTGGAAACAGTTGAATCTATATTTCAGTCTTTAGGCGAGATTCTTTTTGAATTGCGTTTTTTAGAAGAACGTTTATCTCATCTTTCTCGGGCGTAGGGTATGCGTATTACCGATACTGAACGAGGCGCGCGCATGGCATTAAATATTGCTGAGATGTACGTTCATCAATTGGATTTGTGGCCAGATAGTTTACCTCAGCAGTTTGATTTTTGGTTGTCTGTGCGTGCTGCGGCATTGGATCAACTGGACGAGTGTTATTTATTAAGGCGATCATTATTATGATTGATGTCTTTATTCTTTTCTTAGTAGTTACTGCCGGCACTCTTAATCTTTATGCTACACGCTTTGTGACTAGAGAACGTGAAGTGCGTGTTTTTGTTTTTATCTCTGCACTTTTTTCACTTATTCTAGCTTCTGTTCTTTTGTGTTTTAAGCTTTTTGGAATTTCTCGGTTTTAATAATGATTGATTTATTTGATTTATGGAACTCCCCAAAGCTTAGTTTTGAATGTCTCTTTTTAGTTAGGTTGGCTATTGCTGTCTTTATTACTATTCTTGCTGGGGGTCTTTCATGCTTTTTCATGTTTCTAATTGTTTGGTTTTGCTTTTCTGCCTTTGGTTGGGTCTTAATTCTGATGTTGTTCTTTGGATTCATTCACTCCGCTATGAGATACATTCATGACGAGAGGTATTTTTGAGTTTTTATTGTGAGGCTTGTGTGTTTTCTTGATCTGTTATTGCTGTCGTTCTTAAGTCGCAGTCATCGCTGCGGTTGATGCTGTCTCTAGTTTTTATGTGGAGTTATTCTATGTCTCGTCGCTCTTCTTCTTGTGATTCTGCGGTCCATGTTGATTTTTTTGAACGTGAGCGCCGTGCTGCGCTGAAGAAGGCTGCTTATTTATATGAGACGCGTCGCGATCGTGTGAATCCGTCTTATGCGTTCCCCGCTGCGTCTGGTGAAAAGGTGTTAGGCCCGAACAGTAATACGGGCCAAAAGGGTGTTGTTGGGTCCTATCCTGTTTCTATTGATTATTTGACGGTTGTTTTTAGTTATGCCCGTTTGGCAGAGGCGGGTTATTTTGATGAGCCTCGTTTTCTTCTTTACCTGTTATTTGGTTTGAGCGTTGATGATGTCATCGTGGGTTCTCATACGTCTGTGCGTTGGCATTTTTATAATTCAAGTGCTTCTATTATAGATTCTAATGGTGATCTAGTTGGCAAGATTGGTTGGGATGGGAATGCGGATTCGTATTGTATTAGTTTGACGGGTTCGGCTTGCCGTTATATTCATGATTGGTCAAAGGTGAAACGTTCATTGGCTTCTTTGGATGCGCGTATTACTCGTTGTGATGTGGCTTATGATGATTATGACGGTAAGTTGGGGACGGTTCGTCATCATGAGGCGCTTGCGCGTGAGCATTTAGCTCCTGCCGGTGGCTGTCTGTTGTTTTCTTCTGGTGGGACTCCTCCGCGTACGCGTTTTTTAGATGATCATGGGGGCGGGTCTGGGTGTACGTTGTATGTGGGGCAACGTGGGCATAAGCAATTGTGTATTTATGAGAAAGGCAAGCAGCTTGGTGTGGCTGAGTCTCCTTGGGTACGTTATGAGGTGCGTTTATATGCCAAGCATGCGGTGATTCCTTTTGATTTATTGGTGGAACCCATGCGTTATTTGCGTGGTTCTTATGATTATTTGTGCCAGTTATTTTCTTCTGTTGTTGCTTCTCCTGTGAGTCGTATTCAGACGGTGGTAAAGCATGTGGAGGCGACAGGTGAGGCGTTGGTTCGCTGGCTGCGTCGTCAGGTCGGGCCTGCGTTAGGGGTGTTGCGTCAAGCGTTGGGGTGTGGTTTTTCTGATTTTATTGTTGATCGTGTGGAGCGTCAGGGCTTGCCTTCTCGTTTTCGGCGTATTTGTAGGGGAGGGGATTTGCCTGCGTATTTGCGGGAGACGTTAGCGGATTGTCCTGTGGGCGTGTGTGTCTAGGTCGTTGTAGATTTCTTTATATTTTATTGAATGATTAGGTGATTTATGTCTATTGTGAGAGTGAAAGATAATATTGTTATTGAACGTTCCGTAAATACTAAGACAGCAGGTTTGCAGATTTTTCGGGAACAGCGTGCTGCTGTGGTGATGGGCGGTGCGTATGAAACTGTATTTAGTTTGAAGTTGGGTTCAGGTTCTGTGTATCCCCCGGGTGAATATTTAATTCATCCTGATTCTTATGGAACGGATGATTATGGGAACTTGCTGTTAAGGCGTCTTAAGTTGATTTCTTTATCTTCTGCATTAAAGGAGTTTGCTAGTAAGGAGCCTGTTTCTGTTGTTTCTTCTAAGGTCACTTGATTAGTGCCGTGTTATCGTTTTTTGTTTTAGTTATTTTTTTGTTTTTGTGTTGGTGTGTAGAGTTTTTTTTGTTGTTTTTTGTTGATTATGTTTTTTTTCTTGTTTTGGGAATGTTTGTTAAGTCATGGCCCTCTGCGTCTCTTTAAAAGCTGATGGTACCTTGGTAACTACAGGGCAAGGTGTGTCTGACTGTACGGGGTATGTATTGGTGAGTGGGTCAGAGTATGGGGTTTATCAGTCTGTGCAACGTGTGTTTGAGGTGCCTGACATGAAAACTGTTATTCACACCTCTACGACTGTGGCTTTTACTGTGATTGGTTGGTATGTCGCGGCGCGTATTATCGGCACCGTTGCGACATTTTTTGATAGCCGATAATCAATAAACGAGGTGATGTATGGCTGATATTTTATCTGGACTTGATGTTAAATCGGCGGCGGCGGCTCTCATTGGTGCTGCTGCTTTAATTGCATTGGTTGGTTTTACTAAATGGGGTGCGAAAAAAGTCGCGGGTTTCTTCGGTTGAAATATCTCGAGCGACACTTTTAGTGTCGCTCTTCACCGGTGGGTGGGGAGGGCTGCACTGTGATGATTACTTTATTCTCTTGTTTTCTTGGGGCTTTGTGTGGCTGGGCCGCTGTTAAGGGGCTGGATGCTTCATGAGTATTTTTCGCATACTCGTTTTTTTTGTGATTCTTTTTATTTCTCGTTTTAGTTTTGCTTGCGAGATCGGTGAGCCGCATTGGGATCCTAATCAGTGTTTAGATAGGGGGGAGGCTTATGCAATTGCTAGTGCCAGTTATCAGCTGTGGCGTTCTAATGAATTGAAGAATAGTAATATTCCTGGTTTGCAAGTGGTTGATTGTCCTATGACTGATAATGGTCATGTGATTGGTTTCGGTGGTTATAGTACTGCGCCTGGTCATCCTTCTTCTCAAAGTTGTGATAGTAGTTTGGTCTATTTTCAGAGGGTCTATCCTGAGGGGAAAACTTGTCTTACGCGTTCTCCTAAATCACTTCTTGGTTTAACGCTTCCTTCTGGTGTACGTGTTCCGTCTACGGCTTGTTATGATGGTTGTTCTTATGATTTGGATCGTTCTCACGGAATTATTGGTGTAGGACAGGATGACGGCAAGGTTAGGTATGTTTTACCTGGTATGACGCCTAATGGGAATTTGTGTAGTGTTTCTCCGTCCGGTGGTTCTTCTTCTGAGTCTAGTCAGGAGCCGCCTCCTGTTCAGGATGTTGTTAAGGATGAATGTACACGGATGGGGACATTAACGCAGTGTGTGAGGCAGGACGGTAAATATTGTGCTACTTCATCGACGGGGCATCAGTATTGTTGGAAGCCAGGTGAGGTGGGCACTCAGATTGCTTCTGATGGTAATCATGCAGCAACATTGAATAAGATTGATGTTCCTGTGATTGCTCCTGTGGACGCGCCTAAGGATAAGGGGGATTGGCGTGTAGATGGTAAGGGCACATCTACTCAGATTATTAATAATACTTATAACAATTATAATACAACTACATTTGCTTCTACTGGTTCTTCTGGCGGTTCTAGTGGTGGTTCTAGTAGTGGTTCTAGTGGTGGTTCTAGTGGTGGTTCTAGTGGTTCTAGTGGTGGTTCTAGTGGTTCGGGCAGTGGCGGCGGTGGTGATAAAACAGGTGGTGATAAGGATACCCCCGGTAGCGGTTCGCCTTCGGGGACCGGTGATCTTTATAAACGTAATGGTAAGACATTAGACGCTGTCGTATCAGGATATCAGGCTAAAGTTAATGACCTTCCTTTTATTTCTGGTATTTCTTCCTTTTTAACTATTTCTGCATCTGGGGAATGCCCTGTATTCACGTTGTCTGCTTCTGCGTATTGGCCAGAAATGACATTTGATTATCATTGCAGCGGTGTTTTTTTGAGTTTTTTGCGGTCTGCTGGTTATATTATTTTTGCGATTGCTTCTTATTATGCCGTTCGTATTGCGACCTTGCGTTAGGTGGGAGGAATCATGTTTATATTAAGGGTTGGGTGGTTAACTGATCTGACGCAGTGGATTTGGGATTTAATCACTAAGATGTTTCTTGCTTTAGCTGATTTTGTCTCTGATGTTTTTGTGTCGTTTTGTGATTTTTGTTTTTCATTGATTTTATTTGTTGTGGGTGTATTGCCTTGGCCTGATTTTCTAAAGCAGCAAAGCTTGGGGGATATGTTAGGTAAGGCTGGTAGTACAGTTGTGTGGTTTGCTGACGTATTTCAGTTATCTAATTCTATGCGCGTGATTAGTGCGGCGATTGTTTTTTCTATATTTAGGCGTTTGTTGACTTTAGGTATTTGGTGATGTTGGTCTTTAATGAGGGTGTGCCTCGTTCTGGGAAAAGTTACGATGCAGTGAAGCATCATATTCTTCCTGCTCTTCGTGAGGGGCGTCGTGTTTATGCACGTTTGAATGGTTTGCGTCATGAGTTGATTGCTCAGTATTTGGAGATGTCAGAGGCTCGTATTCGTGAACTTCTTTTTGTTGTTAATACGGATGATGTATTAAATACATTCGTTTGTTATCGTGATGAAGTTGACGGCAAATGGTGTATTGAAGATCGTTTTAAGGATGTGTTAATTGTTATTGATGAAGTGCATGAGTTTTATGTTGACTCTCGTGCACCGTTAGCGCCTCAGATAGAGAATTTCTGGGCGTTATTGGGTCAGAATGGCGGTGATGCAGTGTTGATGACGCAGTGGATTAAGCGCATGCATCCTGCGATTCGTGCACGTATTGAGCGTAAGCATAGTTTTCAGAAATTGACGGTTGTTGGTCTCAAGAATCGTTATCGTGTGACGTATTACCATACTGTGGCGGCAGGTAAGTTTGAAAAGGTGGGGAGTCAGACGTTTAAATATGATGCGTCTATTTTTCCTCTTTATGATGGGTATGCTCCAGGAGCACGCAATACGGAGGTGTATTCTCAGGGTAAGAGGACAGTCTGGGCAGTGATGCTAATAAAGGCTATTTTTTTCTTGGCAATTGGTGTTGTGGGGTTTCATTTTTATTCTCGTTTTTTTCGGAGTACTAGTCTTTCTACCCATGATGTTTCTAGTTCTTCCTCTTCAGGTGTAGGACAAGTGTTTAAACCTGGTCAGGTTGTTTCTGGTCCTGTGCATCAAGACGTGTCTGCTCCTGTGGTACCTCCTGTTGATCCTTTGTCAGATTTGGGGCCTGAGCAACGTTATATTTTTGATCTTAATGCCAAGGGTCGGTTACGTTTGGCTGCGCTTGCCCAGGTGGGGCATGAGTATCGTGCTTGGGTGCAATGGATTAGTACGGAGAATTTGGTGATTGAGCAGCTTGATTTGGAGCAGTTGCGTGCTTTGGGTTTTGATGTCTCTGTGCACTCTTATGGCGTGCGTATTTCTGTCCTTAGTCATGTTTTGGTGGCGACAGCATGGCCTTGGCGGGAGCCTGTTCGTGAAACGGACCCGCGTTTATATAATTTATCCCGTGATCAGCAGGGCGCAGGGAGCATTGCGAGCTCCGCGAGTGATGCGAGCGGAGCCCCCGCCGTTCAGGGGGGTGTGATAGAGAAGGGGGAGCGTGTTATGGGAACGTTTCCGGAATCACCTGGCTATGAGCATCGTGATGAGTCAGGGCGTGGTTCTTCGTTTTCTCGTTAGTTTTTTGGTCTCTATAAAAGATTTTCATTCATATTTTTATTCTTCTGTCAATAACGCAATTATCATGCCATTTATTATTCATTCATGATCCATTTATTTTATATTCATAATTGTATATGCAGGGTAGGGCAGGCTTATTTTTTATTGATGTAGTTCTCAGATTAGTGAAATAGTTTGATAAATAAGGTTGCTGCTGTCGCTCCTGCTGCCATGAGTCCGCTAGCCACTACTACTGGATACCATTTTGATTCTGAGTTTAGTTTTTTTGATTCTGAGTTTAGTTTTTCTGATTCATTAATTAGTTTTTTTGTGCTGGCGTTAACTTCATGGATTTCAGCTTGAATTTTTGCTGTTTCTGCTAATAGTTTTGCAATTTCTGCATCATGGTTGAATGTGTTCATGTTCTTTTTTTTCTTTCTTCAGTTGTGTCCTTTTTATAGTGTAGATCAATAGGGGGTGTAGGGGGCTAGCCCCCTACGGAGACGCTTTACGCTTTTGCTGGCGTTGTATCAGCACTTGCCTTAATACGATGATCGACGCCGTTTCATTGGCTGTGTGCCTTCTTTTACGCAAAACCGTTTTTTGAGGTGCGTTAGTGATGCGCTGCGGATCGGACGCGGCAAGGCCGCCTTGTGGAGCTGCCGTTCGCGCTTCTTCCATCATTTTTTGCCATTCTTGCGCTAGTGAGCAGGTCAGCGATAGCCACCTGAGTTGCCATTCTTCAATGGCTCTTCTTTCTGGTGTGACTAGTTTTCCGTTGATGAATGCGAATCCTGTCCAGTTTCCTGTCAGTATTTGATTTGGAATTTCATCGTTACTCATTATGAGCGGACTAGTTTTTTATTGATACATTGAGATTCTTCTATGTTGCCTGTAAGTATTTGATTTGCATCATTATTGTTACTCATTATTCGTGGACTAGTTTTTTATTGGTCAATGCGAGTAGCTTGTTTATTAGTTCCTTTTCTAGTCTATACAGCAGTTCCCGCACCCACCTTCTGCACGTGGACATAATAAGCATTATGCGAAATGGGGAAGGAAGGAAAAAAAAGCAAAACGCACTTCTAAAAAAGTCTTGTATTCCCGCTCGCTGTAACGCCTGATGCCAGGCACGAGTATTCACCCAACGAATAGGACGACCACAATAAGTAAACACCCATTCATGATGGTGTCCACGTTGCGCCTGAAGCACCTGCAACGCATGAAACGATAAGGGAAGACGGATCGCTTGCCGCCCCTTCGCCTGATCGGCAGGAATACGTAGGACCTTACGGACAAGATCGACCTGATCCCAACGTAATTTTAATACATTGGCCTGACGTAATCCCGTTGACAAAGCAAAAATAACCATAGCGCGCTGATGCAATGGCAACTCGGACAGCAACGAACGAGCTTGAACAGGTGTCAACCAGCGAACCCGTTTTGTCGGTTCTGGAAACAGTGAAATATGCGGACACCGATCAATCCACAGCCAAATATCAAACGCACGGCGCAGGATAGAACGGATCAACGCCAAATAACGATTTGCAGTGGATGGGGAAGTCTCAGCCGCTTTTAGCGTAGCCACACGCAAGATTAAATCGCTATCAATAGCAGCTAACTTCTTTCCAGCAAAATGAAATGCAAGCCAGCGTAATTTAGCGGCGTCTTCATGCGCCGTTGCTTTGTGAGATTTCTCGGACAACCAGCGCAATGCAGCGTCATCCCATAAAAAATGAGACATAACCTCTCCTAGGTTCTTAATCTTTTTGGGATGGTATGGCGGAGAAATTGCAGGGCGGCCTTGCCGCGAAAGAGGATCAGCGCATCACTAACGCGCTATAACAGCGGTTTTGCGTCGAATGAATCGGAATCTTGATCTAGTCAGCGCTGCAAAGAACGCAGGCTAGAAGCGTCACCGTAGGGGGCTAGCCCCCTACACCCCCCGATTGATCTACACTAGGCAGGAAAACAAGAGGGAAAATGACAATGACGCAAAAAGAACACAACGCAGAAATCATCAATGAACGGGAAGCACAAATTGCAAAAATACTCACCGAAACCAGCAAGCTGAACGCAGAAACGGCCAAGATACAAGCTGAAATTCACGAGGTGAACGCGCACACACAAAAATTGATGAAAGAAACCCTGAAGCTCACAACAGAATCAAAATGGTATCCCGTGGCAGTCGGCAGTGGCCTCATCGCCGCAGGAGCCGCCGCAGCAACAGCGATTATCAAATTCATTCACTAAATCAACTTGGAAACTCACGGCAACGCATGCCCTGACGTCACCAACACATGTCCAGGTGTACTACGCGATGACGGCAACGCCGTAACCTGCCCCTGCGACGCCACCCCCAGTTCCTGAGTACGCTCACGGTAGGGGTTATAGACAGGACCACGCCGCGCAATGCGTCGGCATTCACCGTCTGGAATGTCGTACAAGGTCCCCTGCTCGGTATAACAGGTGCAAGACATTCCTTTATACCTGCCTTGAGCGTCCAAACCTTCGCCCCCAGACATACAGATCAATTGAGGGTCCGCAGTGGGAGAACGGCTATCGTAAATGGGAGCCGTCCACGGCATCGACGCAAAACGCGGCAAATGATCCTTGGCATAGGCCATCTCCGTTTCCCAGCGCAGCGCGTCCCCATGTTCTCCCCCTACAGGATGATGGGACGCAGGAGCTCCGGGCTTCGCAAGCTCAGCGCCGTTCGCTCCCTCCTGTGTCCTTAACATATTTGAAGAAGAAGAACGCAAACTGCGAACAGTAATAACGATACAGACAACGATAAGAACGATAAGCAACGGAATCAAATACACCTTGAAAAGACATGTTGACCAATCAGACCACGCACAAAAGGATATAACTGCTGCGCCTGTTGCGTGGTCCAGACAAAATCTAAGCCACGGTGCCGATGCTCAGCAAGCTCAAGCACATAATGCGGGGTGGGTTGCCGAGACGCATCATGCAAATGTCCAAACCATTTCCACGCTTCATCAATAAAGATCATGGCTCCGTTAGGAACGAGATAATTCCCTTCAGCATCCTTCGCGTTCCACTGGCGCGGGTCCTCTAGAACAGTAGCAAGCCCAGGAGGCTGCAATCCATCAATTCCGGCTGCAAAGAGTGGGCGCTCGGCGCGCTTAGACTCCTCTAGCAAACGCTCTACCATTAAAGCCGTCTTACCTCCGCCTGGAGTTCCTGTCAACACAGTAATAGGCATTACGGCGCTGCTCCTGGTGTCCCACCAAAACCACGCTTAAATAGATATAACCGACCATTTAACACGGCAAATCGGGCGACATACGCAGAAATAATCATCGAGACAGCACGATCAAAATTAAGAATAGCTAGCCCACTCATGGCCATCTCCCCTAAGCTGCCTTCTGCAACCCCCACATTATCCATATAGATATAAATTTGTTTAACAATAGGGGTAATCACAAAATGGTAAGACCCCCAATTAATACCAAGCCAGACAAACGCCGCCATGATGAAATACCCTAATTTGGTCTTTAATAAAGAAAAAAGACCGGTTAACAACTGAGCAATAAACACTGGCATAGATCACCCTTCTAAGCTTCCGCCCATAATCCGCAAACAAGCAAGCGCAGCTAATATCAAGACTAGTTTTCCACCTATCTGCAAAAACTGGCAAATCGGAGTAAGACTAATAATGATTTGTTTTCCAAATACATTAATAGAGATAGATTTAGGACACACACGGGAATAGCCTCGCCCCTTATCATCAATCTTCACCTTTGGATATCCCTCACGCCCATATCCAGATTCATCAGAAAATGCGCCTGATGGGTCGCCCTCTTCTCCGGTATCCACAGTGCCATCCTTACCGGTCAGCGCATCCTTGATCGCCCCCACATCAGCATTGCCCTGATTCTTATCACCACCCAAAACAGCGCCCGCACTCCCTTTTTCAAGCGCACACGCGGTACGCCACTGTAATAACAACGACGCATATTCCATCGCATTACATTTCTCCCCTGTGCAAATCGGTTGCGCATCGCAGGTACCCCCCTTAATTTTCACGTCACGGCGTAGGCTGCATTCAATCCGCCACTGAATCCGTGCCTGACCACACATCACCGGATCACCTGAACACTGGGGCGGCACATCGCATCGCTCACCTCCAGAAAAAGACGACCCCTTATCCTTATCCTTATCCTTGTCTTTATCCTTCTCCTTAGAGTCCTGCTCATCATCGGGGATACCGTCATGATCAGCATCTGCCTTGCATGTGCCATCAGCCCCGCGAGCTTGTCCAGAAGGACACTCATTCTTCTCCTTCTCCCCAGTGCAACTTCCATCGGGAGCACGCACCTGACCGACAGGACACGCTTCCTTCTCAGGAATACATTCCTGTGTTTGTTTATCCGTGATCGTGCCATGCGGACACGCATCTAAACGTTCACAGACACCGTGTTTCGGTTGCTGTCCTTCAGGGCATTCCGGTTGCACAGGCTGACACACACGCACAAAAGGAACATAAACATAATTAGCACCGTTGCCCGACTTGGACTCGCATATCTCCCTTAACTTATCGCCGTCACATACTTCGCCAGTGGTGCTTTCTGTCGCCGTTTCATCATCACCGTTACGGATAAAACTCACTAAACATCCACTATTACAGCCCAATGAGCCAGTGACTGGATTACGTGGTGTGATTCGTGATGAACGTGATTCGCAGGTATCATCATAATAATAATAACCAGCAATAGCGCCAGGTGTCCTAACAGCATACAACCTATCTCGCGGGTGATGTTCAACCTTAGATTCATTTCTTCCCATCCAACAATCTTGAAAATTAGCCATTTTAACGGCTGCTTCATAAGCCTGGCCCTGATGAGGATAATGCCCACCACCAACGGGACCACCATCACCGCAAGACTTCCCCCACGCATATAACGGAAAGACCAGCAACGCCAATAGAATAAAACCACGCATTAATCCGAGTCCCAGAAAATAATAAGACCCGCCACACATAACGCTCCTAAAAATATCCACCCTGCCATCATGCCACCTGCTGATAAGAGGGTGCCCGTGCACAGACACCCCGAGACATCGAAGGAATAACCTATATCCTTAAAACGCTTTCCTAACCCATTTATACGTAGCAAGCAACGCAATAATAAGAAGAACAGTGCCACCAATTGACGAAATAGGCGTCATTGCCTCCTGGATCGCCTCTATGACTTTGGAAACATCAAAACCAGCAGCAAACACAGGTGAAACAACCGCATAAGAAAGCATCACACCAAAAACAATAGGCAACTTAGATTTAGACGCGATAACTATTCGTTTAAACATCTTCGACCTCATATCAATAATTTACGTAACACACGGAACACATAAGCCACAGCCCATAACAACAAGATGGCAGAACCGATTGATTGCGCATCGGCAATACTCAACTCAGGAAGCATGGACGACTGCGGCACCCACATCACGGCAGCACATTTGCCGCTCACTGCATCTATATCCGCCTCACGGCAGGCAGGAACGAGTAACGTTGCCGCCGTCATGTTTAACTCCCCTTAGAAGAGGAAGCCGGAGCAGGCGACGGCAAAGACCGACCACTACCACTAACATTCGCATCAACTAATGTCTTCTTGCGGGATAAATCAATCCCAAAACGACCTGGAACAAGGTCCGATACCACATCCCAGAACTTAACCGCTCCTACCGAATAACCTTGCTGTAATCCATCTACTCGGCATTTGTGTGCCTTGTTTCGTAGTCACAGTCCGCATAGCTACATCAGACTTAATCGTTACTTTTGGCATTTGAACTTGCATTGATTCACCCTCATTCATTGATTAATTCATTTCAGTTAATATCGTCGTCTTTCGTCTTTCGTCTTTCGTCTTTCGTCTTTCGTCTTTCGTCTTTCGTCTTTCGTCTTTCGTCTTTCGTCATCTCATCTTTTTTCGTCGTTTCATCAATTTTGGTCGCTACTGTGGGGTCAAGCTAAGACCCCCCCTTACCCCCCATGCGAGAGACAAGGAAGAACTTGCTTTGAACCCACAGTGCGGGGCTTGCCACCTGCCACCAGGGGACTGGATAACGGACCAATCGCCGGATTACTTACCGCTGTCACCTGTAATCAAGGTGCCCTGCTCGGGACGTGGGCTATAGTCGATCTTCGGTGGCACCCATGCCCCGAAATTAGGCGATACATCGACCTCACCACCCTTTGAAACGTACTTAGAGACATAACCGGTAATATCCATCTGACTACGCGGGGCCTCGATACGATTACGCCCAAATCTCTTGTACCAAAACTCGTGCCACTCATACCGACTCATTAAACGGTTAATATCCTCATCCGGCGCAGCCACCACCGCATGAAAATGTAACCGTCCATCACGATGCCACTCCTGCCCTCTGGCCCATTGAATACCGCGATGAGGACGCTGCGACCACATACGACCATATAACGCACGATTAATATTGCTGACAAAAAAACGGAATGCTTTATCAGCGGCCTCCGGATGCATACTGCCATTAGAACCGGAATTCTTCGGTTTAAACGTTAATGTCCAAAACTGCTGCCAAGAGCTACGGCGTAACAAATCAGCATAAGCTTCCGATTGTAGGCGGGCCGCGGATTGATTGAACTGGATATTTAATAGTTTGCATAATTGCGCATCGCTTTCTTCAAGAGACATTTCTCCCACTTAAACATGACTAGATCGCCTATCCGTGCACGTTGCTTCGCACCATATGCACATCTTATTGACAGTGGATGGACGGAGAAACACCGCCCACGCACTGCCAACAAGATGCACACATTACGCACACCGATACGCGATGAAAGAATAAAAGTCATTCATTGATATTCTCCAAACAATGTTTTCAATAACTAAAAGCAACTATATTTGATTAAAAATCTTTCCCATGACGTAATAGACAAAAGTAACGGTTGATATGGGAATTAATACCCAGCCAAAGCCAGAAGAGAATAACCAAACAATTAAGAACATGGAAAAGAATGAAAAACCCACAGCAAGAATAAAAACAACTGTAACAATAGCTAACCTGACTAAAAAGAGACATTCAAAACTGAGCTTCTCGGAATTCCATAAATTGAGCATCAATAAAACCTAAGAACAAGAAGAGCAGTAGCTAAAACAAGAGAATAGAGTGTAGAAAAGAAAATAAAAACATGAGATTTACGATTCTTCCCCCAAAGACATACAGAAAGAAAATTAAGAAAACCGGCAATAATTACCAAGGAAAGGATGATTGAATCGTTCACAATAATGATTGCCTTAATAAATGACACTCATCTAATTGATCTAATGCCGCAGCACGCACGGACAACCAGAAATCAAACTGCTGGGGTAGCGTGTCTTCCCAGAAATCCAATTGACGAACGTACATCTCAGCAATATTTAATGCCATGCGTGCGCCTCGTTCAGTGTCAGTAATACGCATATATCACCGAAGATGAGACGAAGAAAGACAAGATAAACGAGCTTCTAAAGAAAATAATTCATAAATAATGTCAGCTAAAGACAGATATATAGATTGAATTATCTCCAATGTAATTTCATCCGAAGAATCAGAAGCATCAGTAAAAATCTTCGATAAAGACCCATCAAGAGAATCAGTATAATGCTTAAGATCAGAAATAAATAAAGTTAAAGAATTAAGATACTCAGAAGTAAAAGAAAGATCAGCATCCAAAACAGATAACTTAGACATTTAAATCGTCCTCTAAATCACCAACCAATCATCATCTATATCTCCGAGAAAACGCGACATATATTCTGCTGCTTCGTCAACACAATAAGCAACATAACGCCTCTCCTTATGCATAGCTATCCCGCATTCCTCATAGTCTAAATCTTCAAATTTACTTTTAACAGAATCCAAGTCTTCTATTAATTTCGCAATAGAAGCTAATAAAAGACGTTTTGAAACCGCAGATGGTTCACCTAAGGACTTAAAAGACATACCCTCATGTGGATTACGCTCTTCTACTTTCATCACCTCAACACTCCTACCGTGTCCTATCCTGTCTTAGAACACCTCCCCATCCAGGATAGGATGAAGGGGGAGATGATTGTCCCTGATTAGAGACAAATAAAAATGTACTCTTAATAGAGTCAAATGTCTACATTTAGAGACAAAAAATATGCACGCAACAAAATTAATCGAACTGGCTGTTCAGCGTCTAGACAGGAAGAATGTGCGCGCCCTTGCGGAACGGATAGACATAGCTCACGGAGTTCTGTACGACTGGAAAAACGGAAACAAACCGATACCAAACGAACGGATACAAGAACTAGCAAAGATTGCAGGGGAAGATGCAGGGCAATGGTTACTACTGATCAGATCAGAACAAGATCAAGGAGAACTAAGCAAAGAATGGGAAAAACTATACAAGCGGCTAACTGCCACCGCAGCAGCGCTAATAGTAGGCGTAGGAGTTAGCACTGCTAACACATCTCACGCGAGCATGGGAAATAAAGAGGAGTTAAAACAACCGAATAAGCTGGTGGGCCGTGCTGGAATCGAACCAGCGACCAGCGGATTAAAAGTCCGAGGGTCGGGGAAAGAATAAAAACACTATGGAAAAAACTCAGTAACATCATGAAAATAAAGGAGAAAATAACTAGGCTGGCAAAATGCCACTAATCACACCTAGACATTGCAATGCCGTCCTAAAAGCGGTTTACGGAAGATAGTGAGCTGGGGACGCGGAGAAAATATCGAAACCTTAATCTAGTCAGCGCTGCAATAACACGAGTTTAGAGCGTCACCGTAGGGGGCACACCCCCTACCCCCCCCACACACATCAATTTTATGCATGGCATCATGTAACCATGCAGGTAACTAAGGGAAACTTGTTATGACATCAACTCACAGACCAGACAGCAAGATAGTTCACCATAGGGAACAGATGCGCGCAGCGGGATTGCGTCCTATGCAGCTCTGGGTGCCGGATACGCGCAGACCGGAATTCGCTGCTGAAATTCAAAGCCAGTGCCGCGCCCTGAAAGGCGACCAGGCAGAAGCCGACGCTTTACGCTTCACAGAAAAAGCCATGACCCATATTGAAGGTTGGAAATGATTCAACGTGGCGACCTTGTAACAGTTTCCCTACAAGGCGACTACGGCAAGCCTAGACCAGCGTTGATCGTTCAATCAGACCTTCTAACGGAGTTAGATAGTGTCGCACTGTGTCCGGTCACGAGCGACCTGCGGAATGCGATATTTCGTGTCACCGTTGAACCAACCGCGGCCAATGGTTTACGGACACTGTCGCAGGTCATGGTAGATAAAATTTCAACACTACCACGTAACAAAATCAGCGAACCTTTTGGACGTCTCAATGACGAGAGAATGAAAGCAATAGAAAGAGCATTGTTACTAATTATTGGTATCATTTAAAAACTGTGTCGGCACTCAACATCTCAAATAAAATAAAGATGATGAGGCCGATCATACAAAGCAAAGTGATGTGAAGATTAGCCAATAACCTAATCGCACTCTAAATGTTCACCATAAAATGGAAGATCATCAACTGCACAATCAAACTCCCATTCAAAGGCATAATCATCAGACTCAATAACACTCATACACCCGGTATCAGGAATAACACCTATACTAGATTGAGGTACATAATAAACAGACATAGACATCCCTCATTAATCAACTAATGATAATGAATTACTCTTCATCTCATACTCTTCTATCTCAATAGCACTCCGAGATAAATCGATATCACTAATAAGACCAAGATCACGCTGCAAAGCTGCACGAACTGATCTAAGCATCCAAACGAACTGCTCTTCAGTAATACAATTAGCAAAACGCCAAGCAGAAATACTATCGAGAAAACCATTTGAGTAGAAAATACGATCAATAAAAGCAGGCATATTAGCTAATGCAGAAAGATTAGCGCGATAAGCGGCAGCAACAGCAGGAGAGAGAGATATACTCTCATTAAAATCAACCACAACATCATTAGGCTGCGACATTAGACACCTCCGAAAAACCAGGATGCATCACTAAAGACTCACGAAAATACGTAGGCAATTGAACACGTGAGCACATGCGACGGAAACGGGAAGGAAAACCGGAGCGCTCAATATACTGAGCGATAAAATCATTAAATGACTCACCCAAAGATTGACGTAACAAACTGATAGCGGGTCCGGCTTGGCGACGCAACCAACGCACCATTGCGACACCGGAAGCCTCTACATGCCTCACAACGGAATGAAGACGAGTAGCTGCACTAGCAACAACCTTAGATAGCAAGGAGTCTAAATAGCCATACGAGCCGCGCAAGTAACGAAAAGGATCAGCAAGAATATCCAGAGGAACAATGGCATGCTTGCCATAAAAACGGACCTCATAACGCACCCAAGGAGAGTCAAACGCCCCCAGTTGCTTCCCCTTATCATAGATACAAAGCTGTTTATGACCTTTTTGCCCTACGTACAAAGTACACCCCGAACCGCCTCCATGATCATCTAGAAAACGTGTACGCGGAGGGGTACCACCAGAGGCAAATAATAAACACCCTCCAGAAGGAGCTAAATTCTCTCGAGCCTGTGCCTCATGATGACGAACGGTCCCCAATTCACCCTGATAATCATCATAGGCCACATCACATCGGGTAATGCGGGCATTAACGGATTGCAAGAGAGGAATAACCTTAGACCAATCACGAATATAACGACAGGCAGCACCAGATAAACTAATGCAGAAAGAATCGTTATTGCCGTCCCAACCTAACTTTCCAACCACATCACCGTTATGATCAAAAATAGATGCGCTAGAAGAATAAAAATGCCAGCGGTTTGATGTGTGCTTACCAATAGAAATGTATTTAGGATCTAAATTAAACAAGAGAGATAATAAAAACTTAGATTCATCCAAATAACCACACTGTTGCAATAGATCACGACTCATCACAACGGTTAAAAAATCCACACAAGCAAGCCGCGAGGAATCGAAATCGTCTTGAGCTATCCCCAAGCAATCCGCTTCCCCCTTTTGGCCCGTGTTACTACTTGGGCCAAGGCTCAGTCGCGAGGCTCCCAAGCCCTGGCCCACATCTGTATCCACATACGAAACGTTTTCACCGGATGGCCCTAGGAGCGCCTCAGAGCGCTCACAAGACATATTCTCAATACCCATTCAATTCTCCTAACCTGCCTTGCCAGAACCCCTCTAACCTCGGCAAGGTAAAATCAGAGGGGATATCAGTTACAAACTGATTTCATACATGTAAACTGATAACTTAAAGATTGTCAACTGGAAACTGAAATGATCGCCAAAAATAATCTTATTGACAAAGCTAAACAAATGTGCTTTCAGAACAGTGATAGGGCGTTGGCAAAAAAACTAGGAGTATCAGCACAATCCCTACACGTATGGAGACAGGGAGGAAAGATCAAAGATGAATACCTTGCATTGCTAATCGAAATGGCACACGCAGATGAAAGCATGTTCGCAAAAATACGAGAAGAGGAAGCAGATACAGCAACAGAACGCCGAATCTGGAAATCAATGCTAGAGCGACTAACCGCAACAGCGGCAACGGTGCTAGTAGGAGTGGGCGTTAGCTTTCCGAACGCGTCTCACGCAAGTATGGCAAACAGGGAGGGACTAGAAGGAATGAATCAAGCTGGTGGGCCGTGCTGGAATCGAACCAGCGACCAGCGGATTAAAAGTCCGATGCTCTACCGACTGAGCTAACGGCCCAAGACCACAATCTTCCGCACATTGGAATGCAGCTGTGTAGTTTACAGCAAGAGTAACGAGCAGGGTAACTCCATATAGCGAGTCGGGTCTGCGACACCAGCATCCGCGAATCCGGCCGCACGCAGTTTGCAAGCGTCGCAGCGCCCGCAAGCGCGCCCGTCAACATCTGCACGATAACAAGACACGGTCAATCCAAAGTCCACGCCATGCAGCAGACCTTCGTGAACAATCTCCGCCTTACTGAGAAATTGTAATGGCGCATGTACGTGTAACTGAGTCCCCTCAACGCCGACTTTGGTTGCCAGATTAGCCAGCGTTTCGAAGGCCGTGATGAACTGCGGGCGGCAATCGGGATAACCTGAATAATCAACGGCGTTAACACCGCAGAATATATCAGCCGCACCGATGACTTCAGCCCAACCTAATGCGAGTGACAGCATAATGGTATTACGTGCTGGCACATAGGTCACGGGAATACCCTCGCCACCTGCGTCTGGTATTTCGATGTCGTCAGTCAGTGCCGAACCACCGATGCTGCGTAGATCCACGTCCACAACTTTATGTGCAGCCACGTTTAGCACCCTGGCGATCCGTACGGCTGCGTCCAACTCGGAAGTATGGCGCTGACCGTAACGTATGCTTAAAGCGTGCACCATAAATCCCTGCGATTGGGCGATGGCGGTGACCACAGCAGAGTCCATACCTCCCGATAACAAGATAACAGCTTTCTTCAT